GCGTGTTGGGTTCAAGGAGATCAATCGCCTGATCGGCGCGGGAATGGACGGGAATGACTTGGTCATTCTCTCCATGCACCGCAACGAATGTCGATGGATACGCCATGGGAAAGAAAAGCCCGCCGCCCGCACCGGACTTCACGCAAGCAGCGCAGATCCAAGCTCAGTCGAGCAAGGATAACACGCAGACGCAGACGGTCGCCAACCGACCCAACCTGATCACCCCCTGGGGCACTCAGACTTGGACCCGGCAGTCTCCTGGGAAGCAGACTGTGGCGGGCAACGCCATGAATGGCGCGACGTTCAACGATGCTGCCTACATGAGTGCCAACCCCGACGTCGCAGCGTCGGGCATGTCTGCGCAAGAGCACTACAACCGATACGGCAAGAACGAGGGTCGCCAGGGCTTCTGGAACGACGTTGAGCAGGACCTGCCGGAGGAGTGGACTCAGACCACTACGCTCTCCCCCGAGCAGCAGGCGGCGCTTGACGATCAGATGAAGATCCAGGCTGGCCGCAGCAAAGGGGCCATGCAGCTTCTGGATCAAGCCACTGGCGCGTTCCAGAGTCCGCTCGATTACAGCGGCTTCAACCCTGGGGCCCAGGGCGTGCAGGCTGCTCAGCTCAACGGCAGCGTCAACACCACGAACCTCTTCGGTATGGGCGGTCTGCCCCTTGACCGTGTGCAGGCACAGAACGTGGGTGCCGCCAGCGCCTCCTCGGGCCCCTTGAAGTACGAGTTGGAGCGTACTGCTGGCGATTGGCGCCAGAAGGGTCAGGACGCCGCGCTGGCCTTCCAGCAGCCCCTGATTGACCGCCGTCGTGCGCAATTGGAGAGTCAGCTCGCCAACATGGGCCTCACCCGAGGCAGCGAGGCGTGGAACGCCGAGTTGCAGCGCGACTCTGACCAAGCCATGCGGGATCAGTTGCAGGCATTCGGGGCTGGTCGCGACGAAGCGAGCATGCTCTTCAATCAGGACTTGCAGTCCGGCCAGTTCACGAACAGCGCGCGCAATCAGGAGTTCCAGCAAAATGCGTTCAACGCCCAGCAAGCCAATCAGGCTTCGCTGGCGAACGCCAACCTGGGAATGCAGCAGCAGTTGGCGAACAACCAGTTCACTCTGCAGAATGCAGCCTTTGCCAATCAGGCCCAGGGGCAGAACTTCAGCCAGCAGATGGCCGCCGCCCAGTACGGCGACCAGCAGGCCCTCTCGCAGATGCAGGCGCAGATGCAGGCGGGCGGTTACAATCAGAACATCCGCCAGCAGCAGATTGCTGAGGCGCTGAGCCGCCGGGCCCAGCCCCTGAACGAGCTGAACGCGCTGCTCACGGGTCAGCAAGTGTCGATGCCCAACATGCCTCAGTTCAATGCGGCTGGCCGTGCTGACCCCATCAACGCGATGGGCGTGGCTCAGGCGCAGTACGGGGCGCAGGCGGACGCATTCAACGCTCAGCAAGCTCAGCGGCAAGCCATGATGAATGGCCTGTTCATGTTGGGCGGGGCGGCGATGATGGGCTCGCACCCTGACTACAAGACGGATGTCGAGTTCATCGGGACGCACCCCCGCCACGGCATCGGCGTCTACACTTGGACGTACAAGCCTGAGTACGCGAAGAAGTGGGGCTATGGCCGCCACATTGGCGTGATGGCTGACGAACTGGCCCGCGCTATTCCGGAAGCCATCAGCTACGACGATGATGGCGACCTCGTTGTTGACTACTCGAAGGTGTGGTAATGAACGGCTTTCTCTCCCCCGAGGAAATGGAGCAGTTTCTGTCGCTGGGCTCGCAGAACCAGCAGGACAGTGACGCCATCAAGCAGATGCAGGCGCAGGCCGGCTTCTTGCGTGAAATGGGTGCCGCTCCGCAGATGCGTGATACGGGCCGATACAAGATGGCATCCCACCCCCTGGAGTTCCTGGGCGGGCTCGCCATGCAGTACGGGGCCAAGCGCAAGGGCGACCAAGCCGCTGACCTCGGCAAGCAGCAGAATCTGCGCACCCAGCAGCAGAACGCCATGATGCTCCGTGGCATCATGGGTCGTCCTCAGCAGCCGCAGCTCCCCAGCTACGACTTCAACGACACGGGCGCCACGGGCTTCCAAACCTTCCCGGTGCAGTGATGGACTACGAGCAGCAAGTCGCCGCAGGGCCGGATCAGCAGATGCTGATGGCTGAAGTGCTGCGCCGTCGCCGTGCGCAGGCCGAGGCCATGCAGGCGGCCAACGCCCAGGCCAATCAGTTCAACAATCTGGCCGCCATGGCTCAGATGGGGAACAACTCTGGCGCGGCTGCGGCAGCCAAGATGGCGATGATGAACGCGCAGGCGCAGCACAAGCCGGTCAACCTGGGGGCGCAAGGGTTCGCCCTCCCCAGCACTGGCGATTTCGTCGCGTCCCCCATGTACGAAGACGAGCAGAATGCTCGTCGGGAAGAGAAGCGCTTCCTGCTGGCGCAGACGCTGGCTGCTCGTCAGCAGGCTGCTCAAGAGGCTGAACAGGGGCGCAATGATCGCGCAGCCGAGCAGCGAGCTCTGCGGCTGACCCTCGCGGGCATGGCCAACGGGGCGCGTGAAGATCGCAGGGCGCAGGCCGCTCAGGAAAAGGCTGAGAAGGACAAGGTCAAGGCCGAGGGCGCACTGGACAAGGACTTGCAGCGCTACTCTGGAGTCCTGGAGAAGGCCGGCATCCCCGCCTTCGATCAGGCGCTGCAGACCGCCGAGTCGGTGCTGAACAAGTACAAGCCTGGGGAGATCCCCGGGTTTGGTCGCTTTGTTGGCGCAGTGCCCACCGCCCTGCTCGGAGACGAGGCTCAGCTCGCTCGCACGGATATGCAGGGTGCCGCCAACATCTTGCTCAAGTCACGCAGCGGTGCAGCAGTTACTGACAGCGAAATGCGTCGGTTCCTGCAGGAAGTCGCCAGCGGCGCGGGGATGAGCGAGGCTGCACTCCGCAAGGGTTGGGCGAACGTTCGCAAGGTTTACGAGAAGCAGGCTGGCTCGCTGGCCGCAGGCTTCAGCCCCGACGTTCACGCCGAATACATGCGCCGAGGCGGCAGCGACTATCGCCCCAAGCCTGTGTCGGCGACCCCTGGCAAGCCGAGCTCGGGCAAGGCCCCGGCAGGCATCCCCCAAGCTGAGTGGGATCATATGACCCCTGAGGAGCGAGCACTGTGGCCGAGCTGACCGTTGAGCAACAGCAGGCCCTAGCCCGCGCCCGTGCGCGTGCAAGGGCTGCCCAGGGGCAGGCCGCAGCAGCGCAGCCAGCGGCCTCAGAAGGCCCTTCTGAGCCATTCCAGCGCGCAGGGTTGGCCGGGGGCTCGCCCATGGTGGCGGGTCTTGGCGACTCTGCCATCAAAGCCTACCTGGGGGTGAAGCAACTCATCCCCGGCGTGGGCCTGAACGAGAATGACCAGCTTGCCCTCAAGGGCATGGCCCAGGAGCGTGAAGAGGACCCTGAGAAGGGGTGGCGCACGGGTGGCGAAGTGCTTGGCAACGTCGCAATGACCGCCATCCCCGCGCACCACTTGACCAAGGCCATCCAGGGCAGTCGTCTCGCGGCAGCCGTGGGGAAGGCTGCGCCGTACTTGGCGACGGCTGGCGCTGCGGGTGGCACGGAATTCGTTACGTCTGTCGGCACTGGCGCAGATCAGCTGGAGCAGGTGGGCGACAAACTGATCAACGCCGCCAAGGCCGCCGTCATCGCCCCCGTTCTGCAGAAGACCCTCGGTGGGCTGGGGCGGCTGATTGCGCAGCCCTTCAAGGCCAAGGCCGATGCCGCCAAGCTGTTCGAGCAGGGCGTGAATCCCACTCTCCAGCAGGGCGCGGAGACTGGTTGGGGTCGCTTTGTGGGCGGTCTGGCGTCGGGCTCGTCCAAAGTGCGCGATCGTCAAGAGGCTGAGGTTCTGGACGCTGTCACCCGCCGCGCCACGGAAGGTCAGCGCTCCGCCATGGGCGGCACGGGCGCGGAGCATCTGCGCACGGCGCAGGGGTACGTCGAGGACATCTACAGTGGCCTGATTGACGGCAAGCGCTTCAACCTGTCCCCCTCGGTTCGTCAGCGGATGGCGCAGGCTGCTGGAGAGGTCAACAAGCAGGGGCAGTTCTTGCGCGAGGCGGCTGAGGCGGGTGCTGAAGTCGGCAACGTCATGGGCAACAGCGCGACCAACATGCGAATCGGCGGCGAGCGCCTGCGCAAGCAGATGCTCACCCCGTTGGCCGACGCTCGCGAGGCAGCCAGCAACGCCGTCGCGCGTGACCGCATTGGTGCTGCCCGTGACATTCTCAAGGAAGAGGTTCTGCTGAAGGGCCTCAACCCGCAGGAGCGTGCCCGCCACGCCCAGGCCGATGTCCTGAACTTCGACGTCAGCCGGCTGCGTGAGGCTGTGGGGAAGATGGGCGAGGACGAGGGCGTGACCTTGTCTCGCTTGGCGAATGCCTACGGGGGCATGACCAATCAAGCCCGTTCCATCGGCAACAAGACCGAGGAAGAGCTCATCGGCCCCGCGCTGCGCGTGCTGGGACGTACTCCCACGCAGGACGAGGCCCGCGCCTTGAAGGTCACTCTCCAGCGACTTGCTGCCCCTGGAGCCTTGGCTGCGGCGGGCACGGTGGCCCCCAAGCTGGCCGCAGTGGGCGCTCCGTTCTACGGCATCAGCTTGGCGGGTCAGACGGTCGGCGGGGCCAAGGCTCTTCTTGGCCAAACTGAAGCTCAGAAACGATTTGCTGAAATGCTGCGCCGCTACGCTGAAAGCGGGCGTACCGGCGCAGTGATGGGAGCCACCGCGTTCCCTGGGGAGGAATAATGCCACGCAACGCATCGGGCCTCTACTCGCTGCCCGCAGCCTACAATCCCGTCGCCACAGACGAGCTGATCACCGCTGCGTGGGCGAATACCACGCTGTCGGACCTCGGCCAAGCCATCAGCGACAGTCTGGACCGCTACGGTCGCGGTGGGATGCTGGCCCCGTTCAAGAATAACGAGGGCACGGTCGGGCTCCCCGGCATCACGTTCGGCCTGGAGACGACCACCGGCATCTCGCGGCCCAACTCGGGCCAGATGTCGTTCTCCATCCAGGGGGCAGAAGTCTTCCGGCTGGACGGCTTGCTGGCGAACTTCTACGTTCCGCCACGCTGCACCGTCGCCCCCGGGGATGACAACGCACTCGCGAACAAGCTCTACGTCGACACGCAGATTGCCACCCGCGTTCCGCTGGACAACCCTGTCTTCAACCCGCTCCAGCAGATCACCTGGGCAGGCACCCCCACGGGGCCGAATTCGCTGGTCAACAAGAACTACGTGGATCAGTTGGCGTTCAACTCTGCGTTGCCCGGGGTGGCAGCGCAGGACGTTGGCGCGCAGATTTACGTGGACCCCGCAGGTGTGGCACAATGGTCGCAGGAACCTGCGGAACACGATGCCCTCGGCATCCTGAACTTCATCGGAGCTTGAAATGTCCTCTCCCCGCTACACCGCCACCCCGTCGAGGTTCGACTCTCCCAAGCCGCTCGGGTTCACTGCGGCCAACACGACCGTCGCCAAGATCCTCTTCGAGCCCCTGGCATCGGCCGCCGCCGCAGGCAACGACCCCCAGTTCTACGGGGGCAGCACCGCGCTGGACATCACGGTCTCCAGCACGGACGGCACCGCCAAGGACATGGACGTCTGGCAGGGCAAGATCCTCACCACGCAGGGCACCACGGAGACTGGCACGCTGTCGATCACCACGCAGAACGTGCTGAACCGGACCACCGGCAGCTGGATCACTGCGGGCTTCCAGGTGGGGGACGAGGTGATGCTGTTCACCCCCTACGGCACGGCGCAGGCTGCCACGGGCATCGACGGCATTGTCGGCATCGTCACCGCAGTCACGGCGCTGACCATGACCGTCAACGGCACCCCCTGGGCGAACAGCGCTGGCCTGACCGCAGGCACTCGCGTCCTCAGCGTCAGCCGGCTCTTCCGCACGGCGATCCCCGCCAGCAGCGGCGCTGTCGCCGGCACGAAGAACGTCAGCCTGATCAACAACAGCAACGACTCCGCGCAGACGCAGCTGGAGCTGAAGCTGGGGTCGGACACTGTGCTGATCGCCAACATGGTCTCCGCCGTGTCGGCCCTGCCCGCCCGCGTGGCGATCGCTACCCGCAACATCGCGAGGTACTAAAATGTCCCTGACGAACGCGGGGCTGCCGAGCAGCCAGCAACTGATGGCGGCTGGGTATCTGCCCACGCCGTTCTATCAGGAAATTCCAGCGTCGCAGACCTGGATCGCTCCGGGCCCGGGGCTGATTACGGTCGGCCTTATCGGGTCTGGCGGTAGCGGCGCCGTCGCCATGGACAATGGTGCCCTACCCTCTAAGGCTGGCGGCGGCGGCGCGGGCGGCGTTGCGTTCAAGACTCAGCGAGTCAAGCAGGGCGACGTCTTTGTATTCACCCTCGGCGCTGGCGGGGCAGGGGTCGCTCGGCTCAACAATCCCAACGGCACTGTCGGCAATGCAGGGTCGGTCTCTACTGTCACGGGAGCCATGACCTTGACTGCGAACGGCGGCGCAGGGGGGACTTTCGTCTACAACGCCACGACCGCAGTCACCGCTGCCGCTGGCGGAACGGCTTCGGGCGGTGACATCAACATCACTGGGGGCGCTGGCGGCAGCATTGCAGCCGACCCAGGCAACACGAGCGCGAAGGCTACGGGCGGCGGTTCCCCGGGCTTGTTTGGCTTCGGCTGGGCGGGCGGAAACATCACTGCAACCCAGAACGCCCGCATCGCGACAGGCGGCGGCGGTATCGGTGGCAACGGAGGCAACGTCACCTCCGCGCCAGGGGCTACGTCCAGCGGCGGCGGCGGTTCAGCGGCTCAAGCTCCTGACATCAGCACCGCTACCAGCGGCGCGGCGGGTCCCGGCTTCCTCGATGCCACGGCTCGCGTGTTTATGGCCACCTGCGCCTTCACGTCGGCAGGGTCTGCAGGCACAATCGTCGCCGCCACTACGCCAGCGGGGGGATTGGGCGGTGGGTCCGGCGGCGTCGCCTTTACCAGCGCCGCAAACCACACTTCCGGCGTTGCGACCTTTGGCGGTTCTGGGGGAGCCGCGAACGACAACGCGGGCGGCAGCGCTACCTCCGGAGCGCCGACCTACGGGGGCGGCTCCGGCGGAGCGGCGATTGTCGCTAGCTCTGGCAATGTGACTTCGGCCAAGGGCGGCAACGGCTTCGCCTTCGTCCTCTTCTTCCCCAAGGCGGCTTAACTATGGCACGCATCTACACCATCACTGGCCTCACCGGGCAGTTCGTCTTCGCCTCGGACACGGCTGCCGAAGCGCAGTACCCGGGTCGCTGGGCCTTTGTGGCTGAGGTCGTCGAGTCCGCCAAGCCCCGCCACATCACTCAACTGGCCTTCATCTCACGCTTCACCGACGCAGAGGCGAAGGCAATTGACCTCGCGAGCATCGGCGCGACGGATGCTGCCGCCAGCGTGCGCCGTTACCAGAAGAAGGTGGATGCCGCGACCTACATCGACCTGGATCGGGCAGACACCCGGGCCGGCGTGCAGGCGCTGGAGACTGCCGGCTTGCTGGCTGCGGGGCGTGCAACGGTCATCCTCGACGCCCCCGTCCAGGACTCGGAGCGTCCGCAATGATCCGCGTCGCGTTCCGCTACGGGGACAAGCGCCTCTTCGCCAGGGTCGTTTGCCTCCTCCAGGGCGGTGATACGGCACACTGTGAGGTCGCCGTGGCCTGGAACCAGGGCTTCCACGAGTGCATCAGCTCCAGCTTCTTGGACAAGGGCGTGCGCCGGAAAGTGATCAATCTCGTCCCCAGCAAGTGGAGAATCTACGAGTTGGACATGAGCGCCGTGGTGGTGGAGAAGTGGTATGCGCAGAACAAGGGCGCAGGCTACGACCTCCTCGGTCTGGCAGGTTTCGTCATCCGCCGCATCAAGGGCTGGATGCGGAAGAAGTTTTGCAGCGAAGCGGGGGCGGAGATCATTGGCCTCCCCGACCCCTGGCGGTACGACCCCGCGCTGCTCGAGTCTGTTTGCGCCCGGTTCGGACGGCGGGCGCAGTGAGGATGTCATGAACAAGAAAGGCCAATATGCCGCCCCAGGGAGACTTGCAGCAGCAACTATCGCGGCTTGCTTCGCGATTGCAGGAGGCTAATATGATTGACCCTGTCGAGTTCGGCGAACTCAAGGGCCAGTTCGCCGCCCTGAACTCCCGTGTTGACACGCTGACCGAGAAAGTCGATCAGCTGTTGGAAATGGCGAATCAGGGCAAGGGCGGTCTTTGGATGTTCAAGACTGCCTACGTCGCGGCTGGCGGCTTGATCGCTTGGTTCCTCCCCCACGCAGCGGAGAAGCTTCTCAAATGACCTACGACGAATGCTTCGAGGCCCTGATTGGGCACGAGGGCGGCTACGTCAATCACCCCAAAGACCCTGGGGGTGAGACGAAGTACGGCATCAGCAAGCGGGCCTACCCGAATGAGGACATCAAGAACCTCACGCTGGACCGAGCGAAGCTGATCTACGCCCGCGACTACTGGGAGCCCTCCGGCTGCAATGAGTGGCCCGAGGCGATGCGCTTTGACGTCTTTGACGTTGCGGTGAACAGCGGGGTCAGCACGGCCATCAAGATGGTGCAGCGCGCGGCCTTCGCCGAGCCGGACGGTATTCTCGGCCCCAAGACCAAGCTCGCCGTCAAAGCCATGAATCCGCTGGTGCTGCACGCCCGCATCAATGGCGCCCGACTGGCCTACATGGCTGACCTGCCGAACTGGCCTGCCTTTGGCCGGGGGTGGGCCAAGCGCATCGCTGCAAACTTGACGAGGACGCTATGAATCCGCTTTTGCTCGCGCCGCTGCTCGACTTCGGCAAGGACCTCATTGGTCGGTTCTTCCCCAATGAGGACGATCGCCGTAAGGCCGAGTCTGACTTTCTCAAGCTGGCAATGGATGGGGAGCTGAAGCAGGTCATTGCCCAGCTTCAGATCAATGCCCAAGAGGCTGCGCATCCGTCGCTGTGGGTGGCTGGCTGGCGTCCGTACTTCGGCTGGGTCGGGGGCACGGGCTTCGGCTACGCTGTACTCATTCAGCCCTTGCTGGCGTGGCTGGCGACCGTGAAAGGCTGGCCTGTGCCGCCCACGCTGGACAACGATCTTCTCCTCACCGTGGCGGGCGGCATGCTCGGCATCGGTGGCCTCCGTACCTACGAAAAATTCAAGAAGGTGACCAAATGAGCGATCCCCGACTGCTCGGCTCTGGTATGGCTGCCCAAGCCGGAAATGCACTTGCTGCTCGCCCCGGGCAGATGAATGCTGCCATCGCGGCTCAAACGGGCGGGGCCACGCCTCCTCCGCCCCAGGGTGCGCAGATGCCGCCCCCGGGCAACGGCCAGTTCTTCAAGCCCATGCAGCGTGACGCGGCTACGCGCCTCCGGCAGCAGCAAGCTCTGGCCGCACTTCTGCGTCGCCGTGACGCAGAGTTCGCGTCCCAGGGGATGCCCCCGGCTACAGCAGCGTCTCAACCACTGCCATGATCAGTGGGGCGGGCAGCGACCGCCCCACCACTTCCCACTGAGAGAAGGTCTTCTCTCGGTTGGCGAGCGCCAGCAGCACTGAGACGATCAGTGCCAACAGCAGGGCGGGCTCGCTGTACATGAAGAAGTGCATGATCCCGTAGGCCACCAAGGCGCGGGCATTTAGGACGAAGGTATACATTGCTGACCCCTTTGTAGCGGGGCAGGGCCCACGCCCTGCCCCGTAAGTGCCTTCAAAACACGCTCAAACGGCCCTCAGACCCCGTTGGGGCTGCCCCCTGGGGGCGTGGTAGCCAACAGGTGCAGCGCGTGCTCAGGGCTGTTGGCAATCACGGTCCGTTTGGTGGCGATGTGCTTGTACTGGATGCGACCATCGCCGTACCAGCCCTCCACTTGCAGACCGTGGTCGCGATCCAGCGTGAGTGAGTTCATGAGTGGGTGGGGGCGAGTAATCGCCTCCCCCGCACGCTGGGCTTGGAAGGCCGCGTTGTCCGCCACCGGCGTTCGTGCGGGCTCCACCTTGGGGGCGGACTTCACCAGTTCGATGTACTTCTCCAGGAAGTGCTGGGCCTTCTCCAAGTCTTGCAGTCCGTTTTTCTTCCTCCAGCGCATCACGTACTTCGTGATCTGCCCCTGGAAGTAGTCCAGGCCATGCTGGTGGACGATGTCCCAGTGCTGCTGGGCCCCGCCCCCGTAGTGGCTTCCGCCCACTTGACGATCATTCGCGCTCATTGCTTCTCCTCGCGTCGTGCGGCCCATTCGATGAAGGCCGACTTCCAGTCACAATCGGGGATCGCAGAGAGCATCCCCACCCATTGTTCGCCAGCCTTGCGGGCCAGATAGGCAATCCGCAGGGGGTTGGCTACTTCTCGCATGAACGCCGTCTTGTACTCGGCGTCCTGACCCTCATCGGAAACGAAGGTGGCGCAGTCGGTCAAGAAGTCCGCCAGCGGCTCCAGGGGCTGGAGCACGGAGATGGCCTTCCATTCGCCCGTGGCGTACTTGTCGCCAGACGGCGGGTTCTGTAGCAGCGCCGCACCCTGCCCCAGCTCGGTGTAGAGATGGAAGTTGTTGCTGAACTGCGTGTAGGTGCCGACGTCCACCCCCAGCGCCGTCGCAATCAGCTCTTGCAAGAAGCTGAAGTGGACTGCGTTGGCTCCGTAAGCGCCCCAGATGACGTCATTGCTCCGGCAGCACACAGTCATCTCCAGGTGCCCACGCAACACTTGGAGGTAGATGTGCGTATTGCAGGGGACGTCACGTGCGTCAGTGCCGAGGTCGTGCATGGGGTGCCACATGCCGATCACCACTCGGCGGTTGTTCGGCTTTCGCAGTTGGGCCACGGCTTCCCAGACTTGGTCAAGACCGAACAGGTGGCGCCAGCGGTGGCCGTAGGCCCCGTGCTGGAGCAGGTTGCCCTCAGCGTACTCGGCAAAGCGAGCATTGAAGGGCAGCAGCCACCCCACGTGACGGCGACCGGCCAGCATCCAGATGGTCTCCATCAGGTGGAACACATGGTTCGCGTCGCGCTCGGGGTGGCTCACCAGCCGTTCGACGGGGCGAAGGTACTGGGTGATCACCGGCCCCGGGGCGACGATGACGGGGCCATTACGGCTGTCTTCCTTGTAGCCGCAAGTCCGCAGGTGCCACAGGCCATCGGTCAGCGCGCCGTTGACGTTGGTTGCAGTGATGATGCGGGCGCTCATGGCTGCACCCCCATCCGGGCAGCCAGCAGTTCACGGATCTTGGGTTCGGGCTTCCAGTAGTTCGGCCCCTTCTGCACCTTGCCGTCGACGATGATGGCCTTGCCGTCTTCACCGAACTTGGACATATTGCTGTCCATGATGATGGTCAGCACTTCGCCCAGGGGGATGCCGTGGCGGCGGGCCTCGCTGGCGCAGTACACAATCACATCCCCCAGCCAGTCTGCCATGTTGACCAGCGTGCCCAGGGGGTCGCCGTCGACGTAGACGTCCAGGCCCTCGGAGAGCTCTTCAGTGATGATCTCCAGAAACCGCTCGTGGCGGTACATGTCGACCACCACCGGCTGCTCCGGCGCAGGCAGGCCGAAGCCTTTGTTGAACTCTTCGATCCGCGTCTCGAAGTTACTCATTTGGGATTTCTCCTTGGATTGTGAGGTTGTACTTCTCGATGTACTCATAGAAGCTCTCCTCGGTTACGAACTGTTTGTAGCCCCAGTCCTCAGGCTTGTCGGCTGGGACCACGATGCAGTTGAGCGCACCGTGGGCCTTGCCCACAACTTTGATCGTGCCCCCACTAGGCCGGGGTGTAGCGATTCCGGGCATGGCCGCCCTCCTTCACGCGCACGTACTTGGAAAACTCGCACAAGCAGTTCTGGAAGTCCTGCATGTGGATGGGCGGCACCCCGTCGATGAGCGGTAGGACCTCGTCGTAGCACTGGCGCAGTGCAGCAGTAAAGCCCCCAGGGGTTACGGGACGGCCAAAATAGGAGCTCAGACCGCGCAAACTACCCGGCCCAGGGGCTGCCCAGGTGTGCCAGTCCGGCGCGTGCCGTAGGGGGTGGTTCTCCGTGTTCTTGAGGTCAGCGATGATCTGCCCAGCCATGAAGGTGGACACGCCGTTGAGGCGTTGGCACAGTGCATCACACGCCTCCGCCAGCGTACAGGGGTGCGCCAGATCTTCCCACGGCCACAGGCGGTCAAAGTCGTGATCCCGCGCAGGCCGCACCACATGGTCAATGATGTAGTCCACCTTGTCCATGCTGCGGCCGTTTGTGCTGACGGTGTATGCGTTGCCGAAGATGGGACCGCTTTTCCGCAGCAGCATGAGTTTGAAGCGCACCAGCTCAAGATCGCCGAGTGCAAAGTCTCCCCGAACAGCTTGCAGCGTGGGGATGTTGTTGATCAACCGTGCCAACAAGATCTGCCAGACCTCGTGGTACTGTGGACGCCAGTGCTCAGCCAGCCACTTCGTGACCTTGTCGTCCTCGCGGTGTACGTTGCAGAAGCGCACAGACGCCATGACGGGGTCAGCAGTCCACGGGGCGGGCAAGCCGGCGTCGCGGCGCAGCTTGATGGCGTAACGTTCGTTGATCCAGAACGCGAGGTCAAATTGCATTGAAGCCACGGAGAGCCTCCCCAGCCGCGAAGGCTTTCTTCCAGTAGATGTTGACGTCGGTGCGGGTGCCACCGCCCCACGCCCCCTTCGTCTCCTTCTGCACCACCTTCACGAAGCCGGGGTGCATCTCCGCCAGCCTGTGCGCGCAGATGGCGTGGAGCTCTTTGGTCCTGAAGTGCGAGCAACCGCCAGCGGCCCCACTGCCCGCCTGATTGTGCGCGTACTCGTTGAGGACGAGGTTGGGGTGGCCCATGCGCAGCAGGCGGAGGGCAACGTCAAAGTCCTCCATCACCTCGATGCGGCCGAAGGTGATGCACTCCTTCCGCAGCACCTTGCGATTGTAGCCCAGCACTCGCATGATGCGGGTGTTCTCCACGTGGCTTTCAGTGACCCGGTTGGCCCCCTCACGGGCGGCGATACCAACGTGGGGCCAAGTGCTCAGCGCGGTGTCCATCACCTCGAGCATGTGGGCCAGCTCGGCGGGGTCAATGTCTCGCAGCTTGGTGCGGTCATCGTCACGGCGCTTGAAGAACACCAGATCGTCGTCCATCATGACCATGCGGTCATCGGAGCCCACGAATTCCAGAATGTGCTGGCGCGTGGGGGCAATGGTGCGGATTTTGTCCGGCAGCACGTAGATCTTTGCGGCGGGCTCGTACATCTTGTACAGATGGCGTTCGCGCTCTTGCACGACCAGGGTAGGTACGATGCCCGCCCCATTCAACTGCTTCAGGGTCGACTGGCTGCCAGCGCGACCGTAAGTGGGGATGATGATGTCCACGTAAATCTCCAAGTCGAGGGGCCTGCACTCAGTGCAGGCCCCCAGGGCTGTTCGGGTTGTTGTGGCCCTTTCGGGGTGGGCGCTGGCGGTTCCCTCTCAGTGCCGTGGCAAGGTGCCAGCCACGGCGAGGCAGCGCCCACCCCTACTCGGATCAGTCGAGCGACTCTTCGGTGGCGACGGCGTCGGCCTCGGCCACGGCGGCCACTTCTTCAGCCGACTTGGCCTTCTTGGGGGCCTTGGCCTTGGGCTCCTTCTTGGGCTTCGGCTGGATGATCTCGCCGGGGTTGTAGCCCTCGATCTGGATGAAGCCGTGCTTGGCGTCGTACACCAAGTTCGGGGTGGCTTCCTTCTCCAGGCCCTCGCTCTTCAGCGATTCGCAGAACTCGGCGATGGTCATGCCTTCGCGGTAGTGGGCGAAGACGCGCTGGGCCTTGCTGCCTTCACGCTTGGGGTTGGCCACGACGTTGGTGATCACGGCCGTCTCGGCCACGCCACGCGGACCGCGCGACTTGCTGGTGGCCGCAGCCTGCTCGACGGCAGCTTCCGCAGCGGCGGCAGCTTGTTCGGCCTTGGAAACGTTCTTCTTACCGGGGGTCTTTGCCATGGTGTACTCCGTTTGAGTTGATGGCGGAGGGGCTGACCGCCGTGTTCACTGCCCCTATGGCAAGAGCCATTGTGCCTACCTCTAATGCGACAGGCAAGTTGTATTTTCCAATGGATGGAAAGCCCTCAATAGGCTTTACCTATTGGAAAGTTCTTTCAGCATCGCCATGAATTCGTCCTGGGACTTCTCGCGCTTGTCAAGGATCTTGATGACTCGCTCGTCAACCGTCCCCCGGGCAAGAATGCGATGCAGCGTCACAGACGACCGCTTGTTGCCAGACCGTCGCACACGCTGGATGACCTGCTCATAGTTCAGCAGCGACCAAGTCACCCCGAACATGGCGATGTCGGCGCAGTTCTTCTGCAGCCCGTCGATGCCCAGACTGATGCTCTGGGGGTGGCCCTGCACGGCGGGTAGCATCCCCTTGCTGAACTGCTGAATGAGCTCGTCGTCCTTCTTGGCGTTGCCGCTGCTGATGCTGGGGATCTTCAGCTTGTCGAAGATGCGGGCTTGATCCGCCACGAACTCATAAGTCACCAGCAGTGGCTCGCCCCCAAGCTGTTCCATCAAGTCCGCCAGGGCGGTCAGCTTGGCGTCGTGGACCTCGGTGTACTCCTGCTCCTTGGTGTGGATGAGTGAGCCGTTGGCCAGTTGTCGGCACTTACCCGAGGCGACGGCTGCATTGGCTGCCACCACGTTCCCGCTGTCCACCTGCGCCATCAGCTCGTCTTCCATCTGCTTGTAGAGCTTCATGGCCTCTGGAGGTAGGTCGACCCAGATATCGTTGATGATGAGCTCGGGCAGGTCAAGACCCTCCTCGCTATCCATGACATGCACCAGCGGGGCAATCTTCTCCATGATGCGTGTCTGCGCCCCCGGCTGCGGCTGCCAGTCGTATCCACCGAACCCGCTGGGGTAGAAGAAGTTCGTCCGGAAGTGGGTGATGAACCGCCCCAGGCTGCTGCCCTCATCGAGAATGTAGACCTGCCCAAACAAGTCCATCAGGCTCTTGGGGCGCGGGGAGCCCGTGAGGATGTAGCGGCGCTTGAACTTCGGCACCCACTGCTTCAGCAGCTTAAACCGCTGAGTCTGAGGGTTGGAGAACTTGGTGGACTCATCAACCACGAGCATTTGGCACAGTTTGAGCGCCCTTTGCGCCCGCCCCGCGTGCCCCAGTAGCCACGGCAGCCCTTCAGGGTTAATGACGAAGATGTCTACGTCGTCGTCCATGAGGACTTTGTCTTTGTTGGGGCCATGCAGCAGCCCCACCTTGAAGTCTTTGAAGTCTTCGTAGTCCTCGCACTGGTGCGGCCAGACTCGGTAGGCGGGGCGGATGGGGCAGATGACCAGCATCCTATCGACGTAGCCTTTTTCTTGAAGGATGCGAAACGCCATGTAGACGACGCTGGTCTTCCCTCTCCCCGGCTTCCACAGCAAGCCGGCGCAGGCTTGCTTGATCATCAGCTCCACGCCAGTGATCTGATAAGACCGTGGCTTCCAGGAAGGCAACTGCTGATTCGAAATCATTGAACACTCCTACGGGGTAGCCCCGTTTCTGTAGCTCCTCGATCCGTGCCCCCTGATTGCGCTCGGGGGTCGCGGCTCTGCCAGGACGCTTGAACTCGATAAACGCGACACGCGGGTACACGAAGAGCCAGAGCCTGTCCGGCCACCCCGTATTCCCAATGAGGTTGAGCTTGAAGGGGAGGATGCCCTTGGCCTCCGCCCACTCCACGACTCGCTTTTCTAGGTCAGCCTCCAAAGGCACAGGGGCCACCCTTGGACTTGGCGTAGTCACACCAGCGGCAGCCCTCGTTCGGCTTGGGGGCACAGATGGTGTCCTTCTGCATCTGCTCCACGCGCCCCTGCCACAAGTCCCGCAGCTTTTGCTCGGCGGTGGGCTTCACCACGAGGCGGGCAGGGTCGGCCGTGCCCTCCAAGTAGTAGGTGGTCACCCGCACTTCTTCAAGCCGGTTGATGTTCCACTTGCGGAGGCCGAACAGGGCGTACAGCTTGCGCTGATCGCTGTGCGTGTCTTTGGGGCTGCCGCTCTTCCACTCCCCGATGTGGAGCACCTTGCCGTCGAAGCGCACGGCATCCAGAACACCAATGCACGCAGCCTTCTTGCTGATGCCACCACACAGATACCACTCGTCGTCGAAACCCAGCCGGTGCTCAACGTAGCGGTCGCCGTTCTCGTGGTCGCGGAATTGGTCCAGAATGGGGACATAGGTTTCCTTGATCTTGGCTTCCTTCTTGCTGCCGAACATCTTGGTGGGGTCGCCGTTCAGCAGGTAGGGCAGATCGATGTTGCCCAGGATGTAGTTCTCGCAGCGGTCGTGCATTGACAGACCGCGGGCGGCGGCAGGCCCCGGGGGCTGGCTGGGCAGCTTGTCCACGTAGCGGAACTTCCACTTGGCGGGGCAGGAGTTGTAGGTCTCCCATTGGGAGAATGACCAGCGAAAACTCATTTGCGATTCTCCTCTTCCCACTTCTTGAGCGCACTGCGAAAGCCGTAGAAGGCTGCGAGCCCGCCGACAATAACCCCCACATTGAACACCAGGATTTCTGTCCAGTTCATTTCGTCACCTCTTTCGTAATGTCGGCCCAGTTGGGGCCCCGGTAGCCTTCGCTCTGGAAGGGCACGTCGAAGCGCGGCCAGTCCATCGCGGTTTGCAGGCGGTACATCGCAGCGTCGGCCTCGTCAGCCGGGGCGCAGATGTTCAGTTCGTCATGCACAGCAGCGATCAGCATGTCGGTGGGCTTGCGCATGGCGTGCCAGTCGACAATGGCTTGCTTCGTCTGGTCGGCTGCGCTACCTTGAATGAGGTAGTTCAGCAGCTTGTAGCTCAGGTCGCGCTCTTCGTTGGGCTCGCGGAAGTACCGGCGCCCGCCCCAGGTGGTGATGAACCCTCCGTTACGGCCCCGTTTACGAGTCTCATTAGAAAGGTCGCGCACTTCGGGCAGGGCGGCGTAGTAGGCATCGCGGGTTGCTTTTCCGCGCTCAACATCCACCCCCAATGCGGCTGACAAGTTTGGCACTCCGCGGCCGTACATAATTCCGAAGCCAGTGATCTTAACAAACTTTCGGGATAGCTCGACACCGCTCTTCTCCTTGATGATGGCTTTGACCGCCTCGTGGGGGTCGGTGCTGGGGTCGCGACGGAATGCTTGGGCCAAGCTGCCTTCCGTGTAGTGGGCCATGATGCGCATCTCCTGCGCAGAGAAGTCACGCTTGAGCCAGATGGTGCCCTCCTCGGGCAGCAAGTAGCTCCGCATGTGCATCATCTCGGGCTGACCAGGAGGGACCACAAGTTCCTCAAAGTCATTCGGCGGGTTCTGGAGATTAGGATCACGACATGACATACGCCCAGTTCGGGTCCCGGAGAGGTCTCCGTCTGCACCACGGTCACCACGAACTTGGTTCCATTGCGGGTGCAGCCTTCCGCCTTCAGCCTTGGCTTTCGCCAGCCAAGGAATTGCGAAAGTGCCCAGGCACGTTTCCAGAACCCCTCGATAGGCGAGGTGATGGAGTAGATCGGGGTCACGTACTCGCCCGACCAGATTCTTGCGGCTAACAGATCGCCGGCCCGTGGGGGTAAGTACCCATTCCGTGACCATTCCTGCGCGATCCAATGCAGCCGCCAGTTCGGCATCCTTGTTGAGGTCGAAGCTGCCCAGTCGTGAGAAAAGATAATCATCGCTGACCTTTTGCGCTGCACGGTAGCGCTCAATGTCTTCTTCGAGCCGCTCCGTGTCGACGCGGACGCCACGCTGGGTGGATTCACTGAGGATGGGCATCAGTCGCTGCTCGCGCTGGTATGCCTCCAACATGCCCTGCTCCACCACTTGGGGCATCAGGCGCTCATAGAGCTGGTAGGTGCGGTCGGTGTCGCCCTCGGCATAGCGCCCCACCAAGTCGCCCGGGGCAAGGCAGATGTACCGGGCCCAGAAGTGCTTGGTATCCGACTCGGTCTTGCTGTCGGAGATGGTGATGCCCCGGTGCTTCATGGGCTGGTGGCGCAGCAGCCAGTCCCGCACTTCGTCACGCTCGTCTGGGGGTAGGCCCAGGATGCGCTCGGCCGACGGCTTCAGGCTGAAGCTGAAGGCGTAGGGGTCCGTGAGGAACAGGAGGTACTGCGTGTCGTGGATGAGCAGTGCATCCCCGCAGACCCAGTGCATGTGGTCGCGGAGAACAGCGGCCTCGAACGGGCTGTTGTGCGCTAGCCAGCCCTGGGCCTGTACCGCCTTGTCCAAGGCGCTCAAAAGGGCTGCACGGCCCTCCTCGAACGTGCAGTTGTTGCCCGTGGGGTGCCCCCAGGCCCAATACTTGCTCGGCGCGTCCCCGTACTTGATGGACACGCCCACGGGGCGGGGCGGCTTCCACACTGGGTTGCCCTCAATGCCCTCAGTCTCGAAGTCAATTGTGATCATGCTGATGTAGGGGTGAAAAAGAGCCAGCGGCGCTCGCCGCTGGCTTAAACTGGGGCGGTCAACGAAGAAACAACCCGCCCCAGGACTCGGATCAGAACTTGGCTTTGCCCTTGGCAGCAGGGGCGCTCACGCCTTGGCCGTCTTGCATCTTGCCCGACTGGGTGCTGGACACTTCGTCGTACGGCAACATGGCGATGCGCTGGGCTTCCTCGAAGCGGGCGAAGATGGCCTCCAGCACGGCGTCATCGTCAATGACGTTGGTGGGGGTGAACGTCACCTTGAATTGCGTATTGGCATCCGGCTGGGTGCTGATGCTCGTGATGGCGGCCCACGGCGGGACGCTGGCGCTGGCCGCCAACCCGTTGACGAAGTTGCTGTAGTTCTTGCCGCTGGTCACGGGGATGTCCAGGATCGCCATCTCCGCCTTCTGGGCGTTTTCCACGCTGTCGGCAGCATCGGCCGGCAAGATGATGAGACGGCGCGTTTCCTTGCACGCCTTGCCCCGGCCCCCACGGGGGTCGCTCTCCCACTGGCTCAGCGGGCAGGTGGCGCAGTCGCGGGTGCGGCGCTCGCCAAAGGCAGGCACGTTTTCGTCAGGGACGTTTTCGTGCGCCTCCATGTCGTTGCCCTCGACGCTCAGCGAGAAGCAGACCGGGTTGGCGAGGTTGTTGGGGTCGAACGGCTTGTCGTAGTAGGTGTTCCGGTGCGCGGCCAGCAGGATGATGGCGGGCAGCACGTTGCCCTTCACGGGCTGGTCACCATACTTGATCACCCCGGCACGCAGGCTGATCTTGGAGACGCTGGGGCGCTCCTTGGCGGCTTGGTCTTTGGCCATGGCCGCCAGCTTGTCACGCCACGAGCCGGGCAGCGCCACGGCGTGCGCTTGCGTGGTAGCCAGTGCGGTATTGGCGGCGGGGTTTGCGGCGGTCTGAGCGGCTTCTGAGGCCTCTGCTGCGGGGGTTGCCTTGGTGGCGGCGGTTGCTTTGGTAGCCATTACTTCACCTCATTACGAGTCAACTTGTAAACCGGGAACTTTTCGCACCCCGGGACTTGAATACCGGCTTCCCACCGTTCACGGCAGGCGGCTTTTCCGGGTCGCCGCTCAAGGAGTTCGAACGCGTCGTTGTCCTTGATGTACTTCCAATAGTCCTCCCAACTCGTAATGTGCGGCACGTAGTCGGGGGCACTGAGGCCGACGCGGAGCTTCTTGCCCCCTGCGGCCGTGATTTCTTGCTTGAGCATCTGGTCGATGAGCAGTTGCTCGGCCGTGCTTTCCTGCGTCTTGAGGGCAGCGGCCACCTTGTCGGCCGCAAGGCGCTCGGCCCGCGTGGTGTGGTAGAAGTCGGCAAGGTCGCCGAGTTCTTTGGCCGTCAGGTTGCGCTCAGTTGCGGCGAGCTTGAGCTTGTCGAGTTGCATGAATGGACTCCGTAACTAGGGACAAGTAGTTGGTGACTTGGTGCGGGCCAACCATGATGAGCAAGTCCTTGAGGACTGGCGTCAGGTCGGGCCCGATGGGGCTGTACTTCGCGTCCACGCCCTGCACCTTATCGATGCGGGGCACGCCGTCGGCTTCCATCACGTACTCAACGTGCAAGAGCGTTCCGGCGTGGTCATGTAGACACTTTTCCATGCCTGTTAGGGTAGCATGGGGCGGCGGCATTGACAATCTCCTGTGGTTGCGGTGTAGGCACTATGCCACAGTCCCTTGGGAACGCAAGTATTCACTTGCGGGGCTCGTCGGTACAGGGCTTGCCGATCAGCTGCTCGCAGAACCACACATTCGCGTCATGGTCAGCCTTCCGAATCTGCTCCTGACGCTTGGTAGCGCAGCCGGCCAGGAGCAGCGACAGCACCACGATGGCGGCGGACCTCATACGTCCTCCCGGATGCCGTAGTAGCGGGGGAAGCGCGGCTTGTCCTTCACCCCGTAGCCGAACGAGCGCCAATGCACCGTGCGACCGATGATGCTGCCCTGCTTTTCCCACAAGGCCACGCGCTCGCTGTGGGGCATGGTGCCAGGGGACAGGCGCAGCTCGCCCCAGGTGGGGTCGTTGACGATGATGGTGCCGATCATCCCGCTGGGCACCAAGCCGTCGCTCACCTTGCTGCGCTTGGCGCGGCCGAGTTCGTCACGCTCCAGGGCGTTGGTGTTCACGTTGCCCTCTTCCAGCCGGATCACCACCGCCTCGCCGTCGGTAAAGCGCTTGAGCTTCATCAGGTAGCCCTCGCGGAGCGTGGAGCGTCCGTGCTTGTAGGGACCGTTCGGATCCCGCAGCATCACGCCCTCGTAGCCTTCGGCCAGCCGCATCTCTTCGTAGGCTTGCAGATCACCCGCCGTGGTGACGCGACTGTGGGGCACCGCTTCGATCCGCTCCCACTGCGCTTCGCCGTACAGGAATGCAAGGCTTCCCTCGAACTTGGGGCAGATGCGCTCCGGACTGTCAAACAGGTAGAACTTGAAGTCTGGCTCACCATCGAAGGACATCACTCCCGACTGCGTGATGTTCAGGCAGTGCGGATCGGTGGGGTCGCCCACAATCAACTCTCCGTCGAGGTTGTGGTAGTCCTTGGCCCAGGCTTGGACAAAGCGGTTGCGGATGGGCTTGGCATTCCGGCTGTAGGCCACGCCCTCCCAGACGATGCAACGCACCCCGTCCAGCTTGGGGGAGGCGAGCAGCGGGTAGCGCAGGGTGGAGAGGTCAACGCCGTCCAGGCTTGCGGACAGCATGGGCTTGAAGGGGAGAGTCACAGGTCTTCCTCGTCTGAAAAGTAAGAGATTCCAACGGCAATCAGGATGATGCCGCACAGTTGCGCAAAGTGGTCGTCAGCAGTCAGGAGCACGCAGCCCAGCACGGCGAAGGTGCCGCACATCAGCCCCCTCACTTGGTCCTCCAAACCTGGAAGCCCTTGCCAGTGTCGTGGACTCGCAGGGCGTAGCCCAGCCGGCGCGCGATCTGGTACACACTGGCCCTCCGAGCCCGAGCATTGCCCCCGTAGGGGACGTCCAGCGCCATGTGATCGCTCACAGGCATCTTGCGGATCGCTTC